CTCAGATGCTCTACCAAGTGAGAAGCCATTCTCAGCTTCAAGTCTTGATACAGGCACATTCAATGCTTGATATACTTTCTTTTGAAAATATAATATGTCTTCCATCTCACCTAAGTTCTGACCACCTGGAAGAGTTGTAATCTCTGTGCCTCTACCACCTTCTCTACGTGGGAGCCAGAAGTCTTCTAGCATAGTCATAAACTTACGGTCATCACGAACTTCACCAGTTGCAGCATCATACACAAGACGGTTCTTATGCTTTGCCATCATATCTCTTAGATATTGTTCTGCTTTCATCTTAGGCAGATTACCAACATCAATATAGAATATACGACGCTCTGGTGCTCTTGATATACGATAGATAACAGCAGCGTCTTCTAGCATACGTAACTGGTTTATTGGTTTAATTGCTTTATGGAGATGTGAGAGAACTAATGAATTGTTCTCATTGAGAATACCTGATGTGGTATGTACTATCGAATCCTTTGCAATCTTCAGACCCTTTGTAGAGTCCATTCCACCAACTGAACCAGTCGAAGCAGCTTTTGAATAAAATCCTTTTTCGTTATACACATAATATTCGTTCTTTGTTCTTTGTACGACCGCTTCACCTTCACGCTTCTTTTCAATCTCTTTTACTTTACGAATCTTTCGTGGATCAATAAACCGTAGTTCTTTAATACCTTCACGAACTTTAGATTCATCAATGATTGCGTGATAGTAAAGTCTGCCATCAACATACCATTTCTGGAAAACATCATATCCAACATTAGAGAAATCCAAAAGACGAAGGACTTCGTCAAACTCTTCACGGATTCTCTTTTTAATGGAATCTGGCTGCTTAACGTCATCAGTGACGCATTCAACAACCTTCTCATCATCAGTAACAACAATCGATTCGTTAACAATGTCTTCAACAGCTCTTTGAACTTCTGGCTGTTGAACCAAGTTTCTATATTTTGTAACGAGTTCCGCTTCATTCTTAGCAGCACCCTCTAAATCAACATATGTTCCGTATGCTCCACCAGCAGTAACAACAACAGAGCCTTCATCATCCACTGGAGGAGCGAATGATTGAACGTCTTCTGTGCCGTCCTTCTTTCTTTTAATCTCAAAACCGAACAAATTTGCCATACTTATACCTCTATAGATTAGAGGGGACTAGAGTATCTAATCCCCATATTAATCTATTTATGTTAGGCGGTTGAGTTGCCCGTTACGCCCCCAGAAACTTCCCAGAAGTCGTATTGGAATGTAACAGTAAACTCTTCAATAGCGTCAGTTGTTTCCCAAGCCATTTCGATAGTCGAAACTTCAGTTGGAAACATGCCGTTAAATGTATATTCACGAATTGGTACACCAGTTTTAGAGAACTGAGTGATTTGAGCATTTGACTTATAAAGCAATGGAGAAGCGGAACCAAACTCACGAATGTTACCAGCGTGAGAGTTGATTGTATTCATCCATTGTTCCATTGCATTACGAATAAGAAAATCTTCGTCATTGATGACTGTGACTGTCCACTCAGCAAATGTTCTATCACCAGCAATCTTAATTTTACGACCGAAGTATGGTACTTCAATCATTCCAAGTGTAGAAGCTGGTATTTGAGCAGCTTTTACCATAAATGGAACTTTAATATCACCTGCACCATTCGCTGGGTTAGCAATCTGCACTTGGAAGAGCGAATTTCTCGCTCCTCCTAATGCAAGCTGGCTTCGAATTTCTTGAATGTTGAAAGCCATTAAAATAACTCCTTTGTTTAATACTATTTATTCGTTTTATTAGAACTTACCTACGATTTCTTCGAACTCTACGCCAGTTCTAACTGCAACGAAATTCAACTGTATGAAGTTGATTGACTTAGCAGGCTTAATGTAGATGTCGCCAACAAACTCGTTACGGTCGATAACTTCACCTGTATTGTTTGATGTATCACAAACAACACGGAAGTCATAGATACCACGGCGACCCTGTACGTCACGAAGGAATGGCTCAACTAGATTACGGAACTGTGCCCGTGTAAACTCATCATTGAACTCGAAGAGTGAGTACTTAGCAGCAGTAGAGATTGCTTTCTCTAGAACTATGAAGAGGCGACGGACGTTGATTCGGTCAAATGCGCTTGGACGAGCAAGAAGTGTCTTGTCACCGAAGAGCAATGTGCCTTGACCAGACTGTGTGATAACTGGGTTAACACCAGCTTTATACAGTTGATCACGCTCACCTTTCTTAGGATTGTATGCTAGTTTGACAACGTTCTTAATGATACCACGATTGTAACCAGCGGGTGACCACCAAGGATCACGAGTGTCGTCTGTACGAACACAGAGACCTGCAATGTCACCGTTTAATGGTACATAGCGGAATTTGTCGTTATATTTGTCGTATTGATACTTGTAACCTGAGTCCATAACAGCATATGAAGATTGAGTTAATCCGTTCTCAAATGCTAAAACTTGATCAAGTTCAGCGCCAAGTGACTGCTCAACAACATCGCCACGCTCTGGTGATACGAATACAACACAGTCTTTACGATCTTCAGCGATGTTATCGATGATGTAGTTAGCAACTGTTGTATTTGCTTTACCAGCAAGGAACAGAGATATGTCAATCTCTTCAGCGTTCTGATAAAGGTCAATACCACGAGCAAGACGTGAAAGAGCGATAGTTGATTCTGTAGCACTTGTACCTTCTGAACCATTTGAGAATGATGTGTAGTTAACACCGTCAGCAAGTGAAGCAGCAGTCGCCCAGATGTAGTTTGAACGCTCGTTGATTACGTCTTTGTAGTAAACTGAAGTGCCTTGATCATTCGTTACACCATCTGTGCGGCTAACGTCCGAGAAGACTTCAAGAATTGTGTTTGCTGTACCAGAGATCCCACCGTCTTCGTCAACAACTACAATGTGAGCATTTCCTGTTGCAGGAGCACCATCAACGTTGAGATAGTGTGCCCAATAACGTGTTGCGCTTGTAGGTGATGTTTGAGATAAACGATATGCTGGAGCAAACTCGATAAGACCGTAGTCTGTGTTACCTGACTCGATATCTGCTGCTGTAACTGTTAAGTCTTGGAAACCAATTGAAGTGTTACCAACACGAAGAACGTCGCCAGCGGCAAGATTTGTGCTAGATAAGAAACTGTTAGCACACTGTACTGATGTATCGCCAATATCGATACCTGTTGTAAGAGTGATTGCCTCTGAGAAATCAGCGCTATCATAGCAGATAGAGATTTCTAAGTTGTTACCCCAAGCTCCTGGAGACTGAGCAACAAACTCGCCTTGTCCAGTTAATGCTTCTGCTTCTGTGCGTGTCTCGATTAACAGTGAAGTATTACCTGAAGCAGATGCTGTAACAGCGTCAGCGGCTGTAACACGAGTTACATATAACTTATTACCGTATGAAAGGAAGTTAGAAGCAGTAAAGAATGTCTCATAGTTGTTAGCGTTTGGCTTACCAAAACGAGCAACTAAGTCGTCCTCTGATGTGACAAGAACAGTCTGTTCGACTGGTCCTTGTGTAAATACACCAACGAGGGCACCCTCAGTGGTGGATACGGCAGGCACTACCGTTGATAGGTCTATCTCCGTTACGTTAACGCCTGGACTTACTTGAAATGGCATGGTTGATTTCTCCTTGCAGTAGAGATTTTTTTATTCGGTTTATTTGATTTATTTATAAAAAATGATATTTTAATGAGACAACCATTCTCCATTCCCACGGTCGATATAAACGATATCTTGAGTGGATTCGTTATCTCCTCCATTGTAAAATCCAAAAGGAAGTAACTCCTGCATCATCTGATCTTCACTTTTTTGTCTGAGTTTTGTTAGAGTGTTAATGTCTGTTACGGCATTGAAGTATTGTTGAGCAGATAACCAAGCAAAAAGAACGAGACACATGACTAAATCATCATTGCATCCTGGTTCCGCTTCATAACTGACACCTTTACGAGAGAAAGTGCTTAACTCATTGATTGTATCAAAGTCGTTGATAATTAATTGGTCTTGTTCAATCATAAGTTTCAGAACAGAGCAGCCAGTCGCTTTCACAGGCCTAGTAGTTCTTATGCCTCTATCGTATGATTTAGTGCCACCAAACCCTTCTGATATTCTCTTACCTGCTCTACCAGCAGATTCTGTCGATATAAGATTTTCGATTTCATATTCATAATATAATAAGTCTGATACTTGTCCACCAATGTCGTTCACTTCAATGAGAACGTGTGCTTCATTATAATATGTTGCTATTCTATGTATAATTTCTGTGTATTCAATCGGAGTGACAATGTTATCTCTATAAACGCACACCTGCTCATATGGCAT